TTCTGCTTCTGTTAATGCAGATGAGTAAACTTTTACATCAGACATTTTACCTTCAAAATGGTCAGTAAGATATTTGCCAATTTGAAATGTTGCTCCAGATAAATTAGCAGTCGTTGATGGTATAGTTCCTGTATATGTAAGTGATTGCTCTTCACCATTTATATATGCTTTAAGTCTATTGCTATTGCCTGTGCCACTTCCGTTAAACACTAAAGATATATGATTCCAATCTGTTGATGTAAAAGCTACACTTCCATAAGCGTTACCACCATTATAAACATTAAAATACATAATATTATACGCTATTGCCATGCGTATCAGACTTGAACTGCTTGATGTTTTATTATATAAATAATCTAAACTATTTGTATTGTCTGATTTAATCCATACAGATATTGTAAACGCAGAGGTACTATTTAAAGATGTTATATCTCCACAATCAAGGTAATCTGAAACCCCATCAAACACTAATCCTCGTCCGCCATATACCTCGGCTCTTGAAGCGACATCTGCTGTAAGTAATGGAGAACTTCCTCTTCCGCTTTGTATCGTTGTAGCCATTATTTAAGCACTCCTGTGTTTGAGGTTACTTGTTTGACAGATACATTGTCTAAAGTTGCATCTACGCTTGTAGTATGTCCTACACTTGTATTGTGATGTCTACCAAAATGAACTGCTCTTCCTCCGTTACTATGAGCATCTGGAACAAAATAATATGTAAATGTTTGAAAAGATGTTGTTAGAGTTACACCTACATCCAACCCATTATTACCATAAGCCATATTGTTACCATTTGAATATCTAACACCAAGATTTGTTTTACTTGCATCATTAGTTTTAGCATCAAATGTAAGTTTGTATAAAACTCCTGTAGAAACAAGTACATTAGCTCCAACAGTATAATATTCTATCCCATCTCTGTTACTATATATTCTTAAAGCACCATTATCTGATTGAGAAAATTGCGTTGATGTTCCACCAGAACTAGAAGAGTGTTTAAAAGTCCAACCACTTGATGGTCTAAAAGCATAACCATTACTACCCGCATCAGCAAGATTACTCATATCTCCATTAGTTACTAAATCACTACCCAATGTTTCTCCACCCACAGAATCATTTGTAATTCCAACTCCATTAGAAGTATTTGAACTATCAGCATCAAGGGGATAATACGCTACGAGGTCGTTAGTGACTGGCTTGATAGAAATGTTATCTATATACATAACAATGTCACTATCACCTGTAAATTCTGCAAATGTAAAATTTAAATTTGTTGAAGTTGTAATAAAGTAGTAATCGCTTGTAACCCACTCTGTAGAACCTGCAACTCCCTCAATATTTACATAAGCTGTACTTCCTATCCCTGTTCCAATAAAATGTTTCATTGAGTGGCTACTTGAATCAGTTTTCCAAGTAACAGAAAATTTATAAAATTTATCATCTTCTACAGTAAAATTACTTGATGCACTTATATACTCTGTGTTTGCATCTGTTTCAAATTTTATAGAATAATTACCAGAATATGTTGGACTTGAGACAGAACTTATACTTCCTGTAGATGTAAGCCCTGTAGTGGCATTAGCTTCATTAGAAGGACTTAAAGCATTAGCAAGAGTATTAACTTCTGCACCCAATGTACTCTTAACATCTGCGGGTATCTTGGCATAGGAAGTTACATCTTGAGCTAATGTTCTAACTTGCTCTGATGTTAATGCACCTTGCCATAGTCCTACTTGACTAATAGCACCATCAAAATCTTCACCACTTCCTGTTTTTCCTATATACCCTGTAGTACCACTCCAAGAAACAAAATTATTACTATAAGAACCAGAACCATCTAAAATTCCATTTAAATATATTTCGTATGTTTTTGCAGTTGGATTAACAACTAATGCGCCATGATACCATCTATTAGTTTCTAAATCAGTTGCTCCTGTAGGATTTTCTCCGTATATACTTGGTATTAATTTCCAAGATGAACCACTCCCACCATTCCAAATAAACATTGATCTTCTTTCATATACTGCTTCATCGCCCCAAGCTATAATTGCAGATGCTTGTAATGTGTCAATTTTAAACCAAGCACTAATAGTATATGGTTGCAGATTAGGTAAATTACTTGAATCTATTTCTACATAGTCAGTTGAACCATTAAAACTTGCACTACCATCCCCAATCTGCTCTGCTTGTGATTCAGCTATGTCTATTGCACGAGGTAAGACTGGTGCATTGCCACCATATACTGATGTGGTAGTTGTTGCTCCTGTGACAAATCCCGTGTTTGAGGTTACTTCTTTGATTGATAGATTACTCATAGAAAACGCAACTGCATCATTTCCTCTGAAACCAAATTTAAAACTACTTCCTGTAGCAGATGATGTTATATAAAAAGTATTTATTCCATTTGCAGGAACTTTATCTAATTGCAACCCACTATCTAAATTTGTATTTCCTCCAATTCTTACAAGGTCTATTGAGCCACTTGATATATCTATATCAAAACTAATTTTATATGATTTTGCAGATGTTAATGAAAAATCACTTGTGTAAGCAATACCCCAACTTGTGTTTACTGCATTTGTAATACTATTTCCACTTGTTACAAATGTTTCATAAGGACTACTACTTGAGTTTACCCAAGTCAATGAACTTGCAATATTACTACCTAATGTTTCTCCATCGTGAGGTTGTACTACTCCACCACTTGCACTATCCAATGCCCACCAACTAACTAAACTTGTTTTTTCTACAGAGCCTAACTGACTGTAAGACTTGTTCATAACGGAGTTGACTTCTTCGAGGGATAAGGCTCTTGACCAAAGTGCTACATTAGCCATCTTACCACTTAAAGGAAATACCTCTCCAAAATAATTACCAATAATTGTTTTCATGCTACTTGTAAAAGCAATAGAACTTTCAGAATTTGTTTTTGGGGTTTGAGCTACTCCATTAACATATACTGTAGAAGTAGTTGTAGATGCATTCCAAGTAAGAGTTATATGATTCCAACCAGCATTATTAGCTGAAAAATTATCTATATCAAGTTGGTCAACATTATTAATTCTAAATTTTAATGTATCAAGATGAGTATATATTTGAATTTTCCCATTAATATTGTCAAAAGTTCCGATATAAAACATTCCGCAAGAATTATTCGTAACTGTTCTGTATAGCCAAAAAGAAACAGTAAAAGCAGTATTAAAACTGCCTCCTAAATCTGTAGCTATTTGAGTACCGCAATTTATATGCTCACCAGTCGTATTAGTAAACGATGTCGAACCCTCTGATGGGAATGCAAGTGTGTCTGACCTACTTGATTTGAAGTCGAGGTATAACTTGAGGTTGTCCTTGACATATGTTAAGAGGGATGCACCCCCTTTAACTAAACTACTAGCTAATCCTAGCATGTTAGCCTAAATATGCTATAACTGATCCACTAGATAAAGTGAAAGCAGTCCAACTACCAAATATGGTAACTCCTTGAGGGAATGTATTGGAAGAACTTACCGCATCTCCATTACCACCAGATGAACCTATATAAGAACTATCTGCGGGTGTTAATAGTGAGAATGCTGTATCTTCTAAAAATTGTATAGCCACTATTTTTTTACCTGAAATAGCATCTGTGCCACTTTCAAATAGGCAACCGCCTTGCCCTAGTGCTACATTGTTTGATTCTAAAACTGAAAAGTGTCTCTTCGACATTACTTAATCTCCTTGTATTTTCATCACTTACCGCCCAAGATTACTTGGCATAGTGAAATTATTTGTGGGGGCAGATTAACCACCCCCACGATACTACTTATTTACTAGTCGTTAGTAAATCTGATTCCACGACCTGCATGAATCAAAGCACACCCATAAAGAGCATCTGCTACTACTTTAGTACCAAGATAGTCAATCGAGTAATCACTCTGCATTCTAATGTCCTGTTGCATAGCAAATCCTGCTGTACTCTTGTGGAAAATAACTCCACAGACATCAGTACCACCAGTTGCTAAAGCGTTAGTCATTATAACAGGTAAACCATATGCTTTTTCTACCATACCAGAAGAAAAACCGCCATTAGCTTGACCAGTTGAGTCAAACCTAACTAATCTATCTTCTTGTAGTAAGTCAGCATATACTGTTGGATTTACAGCTAACATAAGATCACCATCTCTGTAGTCTAAGTCAGCTTCTCCAAGTGTAGCTAATGCTGTTTGGAAATTAGCCTGTGTAATTACATCATCATCACCAGTAGTAATACTTGATGTTACTGTAATCAACTTACTAGCGATATGAGCATCAATCTCTTTAGCTAGTGAATATCCCATTGCTTGAGAATATTTTTCAACCATGCCAGGATTTGCCTGTATGACTGCAATATCTTCAAATAATTTTGATACGTACTTATGTTGATTAACTGTAATGTCAGCAACAGCACCTGCATCGATGTCGTATTCTATTGCTGTATTTTGGGCTTTAGTCTCAACCGCAGTTTCAGAAAGCATTGGTACATGGATAACATCACCTTTGCCTTGAACTAGGTCACTAAAATCGTCTACTAATGGGCGAAATACTAATTTTCTATTTAGATAGTCATATACATATTCACTCCAAAGCTCTGGAATAAATACGTTGACTTCTGCTAGACCAGTATTACCTGCCCCTATTGCTCCGTAACTCATTTATTATTATCTCCTATAAGATTCTAATATTTGCCCCCAATTACGTTTCTTCTCATCCATGCTCATATCAGTGACTTTTCCGAGTTTATCTGTTGGCACAGTTCCCTGCCTATCAGGTGGGTTTTCTTTTGCTACAGTAAACTCATCAACAATACTTAACAATGTTTGAGTGTCCACATTGGAGAATTTTTCTCGTTTAGATTCAGGCAATCTAGCTAAAGCATCTTCCCGAAGTTTTTTATCCATTGAATCCCACTTATCTTTATAAGGTTTGTAGGTTTCAAGTTCTTTGACAAGTTCTGTATTTAACTCTTGCCATTTTTCTTCTTCTTTTAGCTTTGCTCTTTTTTGATCATCCTGACTTTCTTTAAAAGCTTGAATTTCTTCACGAAGAGTATTTCTTTCTGAAATCACTTCATTCAACCTTGTTATTGGTACATTGTTTTCGACTTTAGTGTCGTTTTCCTGTTTTACATCTGGCTCGATGGTCTTTTCTTCTGACATTTTTACCTCTTCAGTGAGTTAGTATTTAAAACACAAGAATTACTCTTGCATTAAGATATGGTATAATGTAAGTTATCAAAGTAATCTAATGCAAGAAAAAAATTACGAATTTAAGAAAAAATGGTTTGATTACTTAGAATACAAGCCACATAACGGACAAGTGCCACTACACTTCCCCGAAAAACAAGATGCTAGATTTCAAGTTGTAGTATGCGGGAGAAGATTTGGTAAAACTTGGGCTAGTGCTATGGAAGCTACCTATGTAGCATCTCAACCTGATAAAAGAATTTGGGTTGTTGGAATGTCTTACAAGAAAGCTAGGCTTATTTTCCGTGAGATATGGCAAAGGATGGTTATTGGGCATCCCGAAGATGTTGATAAGGCATCTGAGAAAGACATGTATATTCGTTTTAAGTGGGGAACTACTGTAGAAGGAATGTCAGCAGATAATCCATCAAGTTTAGTGGGAGAAGGTCTTGACCTACTTGTAATTGACGAGGTTGCTAAGATGAATAAAAAGATTTGGGATATGTATTTATCCCCTACAGTTGCAGGTAGAAAAGGAAAGGTTATTTTTATTACTACACCAGAAGGTAGAAACTGGATATATGATTTGTTTAAATTAGGAAGAGATGATCCTATGTGGGAAAGTCACACTTCACCATCTTGGGTTAATCAGCATGAATTTCCATTAGGACTAGAAGATCCTGCTATTATTGAAAGAAAAAGAAATATGTCTAAAGAACTTTTTGGTCAAGAGTTTGGTGCAGAGTTTTCTGTATTTGAAGGAAAGGTTTGGGATTTTAATAGAGAATTAGATGTAGGGCATTATCCATATGATCCTAATCTGCCTACATTCTGTGCAATAGATTTTGGATACAGGCAACCTGCTGTTTTATTTATACAGACACAATACGATGGTGAGCTTGAGCATATAAGGGTGTTTGACACCATACTTCATAAAAATAATATTAAAACTGAAGACCTAATTAAGATGATTAAAGTTAAGGGCTACCCTGTTATGTCTTACTATGGTGATCCCGCAGGTGCTAATGTTCAAGGTCAGAGCGGAGCAGGAGACATGGAGATATTTAGGAGAAGTGGAATAAGAGTGCTATCAACTAAAGATAGAAATAGTAGGAATATTGTTAACAGCGTATCTTACACTAGGGGGTTTTTTGAAAGTGCTGACGGAGTAAGAAGAGTGCATGTCCACAGTTCCTGTAAAGAGATGATAGAAGATTTTGAAGAGTATAGATACCCTGAGTCCGAAGAGGGTAAACCAATTAAAGAAGAACCAATTAAAGATGGATACCATGATCACGGAAACGATGCTTTTAGGTATTTTATTATAAATAGATTTCCAATGAGGAATAGAGAAATGAAAAGGATACAAAGATGATAAACCAGATGATAAAAGATAAGTTAATAGAAACTAAGTTGATGATGGCACACCAAAGGCGAAATGAAATTAGAAAACACCTTGACTACTATTCAGGAATTTCTACAGACCAATACATTAACAATTATTTTAATGGAGATGCTTTTAGTGAAATACCTCCTAGTTTAACTAATTTTACTAGAAAATTTATAAATAAAATTAGCAGAATTTATAGTTTAGGGGCAAAAAGAACAACAGGCGATAATAGCGAAGTGTATCAACAGCTTATCCAAACAAAAAATGTCCGCATGAAACATTCTGAAAGAATGACTAGATTATTAGGGACTGTAGCAAATAGAGTTCATTGGAGAGATGGTTATTTTGACTATAGACCAATATATTATTTTGAAGCATACTTTGAAGATAATCCATTTGAACCTAGTACTATTATTTATCCATTATTAAATAGCACATCAGACCTTTCAAATACAGAGGGGTTACAGTGGGAGTATTGGGATAAGAATAATTATGGCATCATGGATGAAGAAGGTAATATGATTTCTGAATCTCCTAATCCATATGGCATCCTACCTTTTGTATTTACTCATAGGGAAGATCAGATAGACTCTTTCTTTGTAGAGGGAGCATCTGACATTATTAATTGCAACGAACAAGTTAATATTGCTTTGACTGAAATGAACCTAGGAATGAGGTTTAATATGTTTGGTCAACCTTGGGTTACAGGTTTAAATGCAGACCAAAGCATGTTAAGGTCAGGCTCTAATACTATTCTTGATATGGGTGAAGATGGTGCTTACAATATTACAAGCCCTCAAGGCAATATAGATGAGGCTATTAATAATATCAAATTCCAAATGGAATTAGTTGCTACAAATAATCACCTGTGGATTACTTGGGCTGAGTCTGGTGGGGAAGTCCCTAGTGGTATCTCCCTTATGATTAAAGATATGGAGAGAAAAGAAGACTACTATGATGATATTGCTCTTTGGAGAATGTATGAAAAAGACTTTTATGATGTAGAAAGAGTTATCGCTGAATACAATGGTATATCACTGCCTGAAGAGTTTGGAGTTGACTTTGAAGAAGTTGAGTATCCAAAAACAGTTCAAGACCAGATTCTTAAAGATGAATTTGATATAAATAACAATCTTATTACTAGAGCTAAGATAATGGCTAGAGATAACAAAGACCTCACGATAGCACAAGCACAATCAATTATAGATGAAAATAGGAGTACGAATGAGCAAGAAGGAGAACAGTCAATATTTACGCAGTTCCGTCAAGAAGCTAGACAAGATCAACAATCTGGAGATTAATTTTACAGGGACTTTAAAAGATGTAATGGAAAACCCTACTAAGTGGGCTGAACAACAAGTAAAGCAAGGTGTTTATGACAATCTAAGTAAGTATCTAGAAGCAAAAGAACTAGGAGAGGAGTTTTGGGATGGAATTAAAAATAACAAAAAACTTTAGTTTTAAGAAACTGCAAAGTAAAACTTGGGAAATACTTGATGAAGTATCTTCAGCTTATGCTACTAAGTCAGAGCAAGATTCTAAGCAAAAAATTGACAGAGGATTAAGAAAACTATCTCCACTAACAAAAGAAATAAGAAAAAAACGAGGTCAAAGGCAAACTCCAGCTTTAAAAGCATCTGGTGCTTTATACAAAAGCATAAAGACAAATAAAGATTCTTTAGAAATGTTATCTTATGGAAAACTGCATAACGATGGGTTTACAACTGATAAAAAATCTATGATTCCTAATATTAAAATAGAAGCAAGACCTTTTATTTCTGTTACAATAAAAAATAAAAAAGAAATTCAAAAAAACTTTATTAAAAGCGTAAAAAAAGCACTAAAAAAATAAATTATTGTATTATATAAAAACTCAGGAGTAGATTATGGCAAAAGAAGGGACTGAACTAGATGAAAGAGATAGAAGATTACTTACTGAGATTGCTTCTGGAATGTCTTACGACTCTAGAATTTTCAATCAAAGGATTAGACAACAAGTTGAAAGGCTTAGAAGAAGTGGTCTTGATGAACAATCAATTATTGGGGTTCTTGAGCAAGACTTTATGTCCTATGGTAGAATCTTCGGAGAACTCAGAAATTCAATTAAACGAGGAGTTGTTGGAGGAATTAATCAAGCATTCCGCAGATCGGGAGAAATGGGGGAAGGCTTAAGATGGATTGCAGTATCTAAAAATATTTGTGACGACTGTCAAAGTGTAGCAGGTGAGGTTGATACTTGGGAAAACTGGGAACAACGAGGGATGCCAGGATCTGGTTGGAGTCTTTGCAAGGATAACTGCTACTGTCAGTTAGTGCCTGAATCAATGGAAATAGATGATAGTATATTTATATGAATAAGTTTAATGTATTAAATTGTATCTGCCTTAGATGTAGATGGACATGGGAAGTATTAGCCGTTGGAGCTGATAGGGAACAAGTTTGTCCAGAATGTAAGTCTTACGACACAAAGACATTCTTAAAAAGATTCGATACCTAGGGCTTTTTCTTTTCTTTCAATTTTATCTTGCCATGCTTTACGCTGTGCAGGTGTTTGTCTTCCTTTTTCTGGTCTACTAATACCTACGGCATCAGCTCTAGCCCTCCACTTTCTAGCCTCTCTTCGTTTCTCATTCTTTTTTAAATTCTTTTTTAACTCTCGCTTTTCTTGTTGAGGTGTTATTACTACTGGTTTTTCTGGTACTATAGGTCTTTGTGGGAGTATCTCCACCTCATCGTATATATCAACATCTTCAGGCACTTGGGTATTCAAAAATTTTTCAAAGGGGCTTTTATGGTTATTAACTTCAACTCTTTTAATAAGTTTCCCAGAATGTTCCAGTACTAATCTCCCCGCTTGTACATTCCCCGCCTCAGCTTCTCTTACCATACTATTTAATACTGTTGGCAATCTAGAACCAAAAGTAACCATATATTTCTGATAAAAAATTTCTACAAATTCAGGATCTTTAAGCCAGTTATGGATAGTAGCTTTCGTAACCCCAGCCTTATCTGCAACTTCTTGTATAGATGTCTCAGGTGACGAGACTAGCATATCAATAGCTAGTGATTTTTCTGGTTTCCATTTAACTGGTAATGTAACACTCATAATAATTTCCTTAGATTATGGTATATTCTACGGACTTTCCTATCTTTATACAAGAGATTTAACCTAAATCCTAATAAGGCACTCCTACTACTATACAATACATAACATAAAAGCGTTAGCTTTTAAAGGACTTTCTTTTGAGATTTTTTTATAAAGTGGGCTCTAAGTGTTTGTTATGCAATAATTTATGGGGAACGCCTATGCACCTTATAAATTTCCGAAATATACGCCCCTACCCTAATACAAGTCAAGTAAAAAATAAAAATAAAATTAGAACGGATCGCCTAAAGTCAAGTAAAAAGAAAATAAATCTTTTCTGTTGCTTTTGTGGGTGGCTTATGGTTATACAAATTAAAATCAAATTAACTATTGACAAACGACAAAACACCCCAATTAAATCTTTACATCTTGAATAGAATTTACTTGTTTTATTGGTTACTCTTTACTATGGAGATAACTTAATAGGTGCTTAATTGGTTTTAGGTAAAATTGAATGATTTTGTCGAGAGTAAACGCTCTAGAATAGGGCTAATCATTAGAAAGAAATGTTTTTAATGTAAATGTATGAACAGCTAAAATATTGGCTCTATGGATCATTTAGACACCCCTAAAAGCTTTTTGACAAAAGCAAGTAAAAAATTACATAAAATGAATTTTTTTCTAGGTTAATTGTAAATAAGTAAAATTAGCTATTGACTTTTAAGTAAATAATCGCTTTTTTAAAATCCTTTATGTGATTTGATAACCTTAAATAAAGTTAAATTTTTAACTAATTAAAAAGTCCTTGACATATTGAAAGGGTTCTAATTAAGATTAGACTCAAAATAAATGAAAGGAACTAGAGTTATGGAAAAAGTCAAAACAGCACAGTTAACAAGCGCAAAAAAGCCAACAAAAAAAGAGATTAAGAATGTTGTAATCGGTGGAATAAAAACCAATGAATTAGAAGATTCTATGGTGGATATTATCATAAGAGACATTTTTAACGCTAATAAGGAAAAAGCCGAAACACTACTGACAAAGGAGTTAAATAGAGTGTATGAGGAAGAATCTCCTGAGTTTGTAACCTCTACAAAAAAATGGGTAAAAACTAGACTACAGACTATTGTAAAGGCTAAAACAGTGCAAATGAAACTATTAGGAGAGGATACCAAGAACAAAATTGTTACTATTAAAAAGATTAACAATGGTGTTTTAAATGGGGATAAATGCCTAAATAGAAACCTATTCAGTAATGATGATTTAGGTAAATTTAAAGTTGTTTTAGAGGCTAAGAAAGTAGCAGAGCCTAAAACATTCGAGGAAGAACTTTTAAAACTAATGGAAAAACACGAAAAATATGCGCATGATTTAATTAGCTTTTTAAAAGGTCAATTGTCACCTGCTCAAATAATGGAGGAATTAGAAACCGAAAAAGTTGTCTAAATTATACTGAAGATGACTTAATAAAGTCGAAACGGCATTTAATTATGCCGTCTATAATTGGAGGATTAATTAACATGAATATTAAAGAAATACAAAATACAAAAGAATATAAAAACGATAGTGGTTGTTGTACTTTGGTAAGTGCCTCGGTTGCTTTCAATATGGATTATAAAAAAATCTATGATTTTTACATGGCTAACGGCAGAAAAAAACATAGAGGTTTAGCCCCTTTTCATACTGACAGATTATTAAGAAAATTAGCTAAACAAGAGGGTTTTAAAGTTACTTTGTTTAGACCTACTTTCGAATTAAATAACCTTAGAAAATGGGTTTCGGGTGTCGATGTTTGGGAGAATGGCGAAAGGTCATACCCTAAATTTAAGCCCGATAATAACGAAACCTTAACATCTGCTTATAAACATATTACACCAAATAATCAAAGTGAATACCTACCTATTAACAATTATGTTATGGGTGTTACAGGTCATGTTATCGGGATTAAAAATGGTGTTGTTCATGATTGGACAGAGGGCAGAAAACACCAAGCCAAGAAAATATGGAGAGTTGAAAAGACAGGTAAAAAAGTTAAATGTTTAACTTTTACAGACAGCTTTAATGATTTAATGAACTTTGAAATTTAATAAGAGGAGATAATAAAATAATGAAAAAACTAGATGATAAATTTTTTGAAGATGTAAACGCATTTTTAAAAAAACAAGCTATTCAAGAAATTGAACAAGAAATGAAAAATTGGTTTAATGAAATAGATAAAAAAATAGAGGAAATAAGATAATGAGAAAGACAAAAAAACACGCATTTAATAAAGATGTTTATTTATTAGGTAAAGATAAAGAGGGCACATATTATTGGCTACAGTCTCCTAGTTGGGATTGTGATTGGTATTGGGGTTTCGGATACATTGAAACCTTTACGAATAATAAACAACCTCAGTTATCTAAAGATATAAACTCACACGAACACGCAACCAATTTTATGAGTGAGTTTTTTACTGAATGGAATGGTACAGAGCCTAGGCTAGTTGAAACCCCATATTCAGAAAAAGAGGGCTGGGAACTTTGCGAACTACTGAAGAGGTTTTATATATTAAATGAAACTGCTCAAATGTATTCAAGGGGTGGCGCTCATGTATCAAGTAGCGCCTTAGAGTCTATTAGATATAATAGAGAGCATGACGAAGAAGAAGCCGAGCATATAAACAAGCGCTTAATTCCAAAGGTTACAGATAGAATACTTGAAATATTAACACCTATAGAGGTATAAAATGAAAGATAAATACGTAGTTATAGCAAATTGGGATTCATGTGATTCAATGGTCTATGGGTTATTTGATTCATATGAAGATGCCAACAAGTTTAGAGACAATTATAAATGGGATGATTACGACAGAAACAATGAGCTATATCTGGAGGTAGAGAAATTGCAAGGGGTTAAACAATGAATAAATTAATAGGTGTTATTTTAGGGATCATTTCTGGATCACTTTTCGTGATTTTAAAATTTGACCATTATTTTATGATGAGATTTTTAGAAATTGTATTCCCTAGTTTATTTTGGATTATGTTATTATATTTAACAATATACAGAGAGGTATAAAATGGTAAACATTGATAAAGAAAATAGAAAAATAGTTAATGAGGCATTAAAAGAGATTGAAAACCTTATTACATCAGATGTCTTTAATAATATGGCTTGGGACGAACCCAATTTAATGATTGACATGGGTTATAAATTTGATAAGGATGATTTATTAACAAGTATAAAACTTGCTAGAGAAATTGTATGTAATAGAACCGATTTATTTTTGGGGGTTATAAATGAACAGTCTTAGAAAGGGTATGATTGGAGAATCTTTTGCAAAAATTGACCTAATAAAGAGGGGTTTATATCCTCACAAAGTTGAGATTGATGATGACGGAGTTGATTTTATAGTAGAGGACAAAGAAAAAAATAGGATGTTTACTTTACAGGTAAAATTATCTAACCAATATGATAGCATTGATTCTGTTGTATTTGATGTAAAAAAATCTAGAGCAGATTGGGTTGCCTTAGTGCATGAGATTAAACAGCCTAACGGCTTGACTAGTCCTGTTATAATGTACGTAAAAAATAAGCGACATAATAAAAGGTGGCAGATTAATATGAGGATTGGTAATAAATCAACTAATAAACAAATAAAATTAATTCATCATTGGAAAGATTATATAAATCCAAGGTTTTAATATTCCTTGACTATTATTTATATTATTAATAACTTATATCTAACAATAGGAGAACTTATGGAGATTATATTATTATTAACACTCATGGCACTTATTATATGGGTGGCTAAACTAAAAACAGATTTAAACATTGAGAGAATGAAAGTAGATACTTATAGATTTCACGCTCTCAGACTTAACCATCAAATAAGGAGAACAAGATAATGCTAAATAAAGTAAGCAAAAAAGAATGTATGGATGCTATAGAGTATTTATTTACTCAAGGCTATACATTAGAAATGACTAGTGATAAAAAATATTATACTGAAATACTACTTAAGAAAGTAGCTAATGATTATAATATTGAACTTAGGGGAATAGACGAGGGAGAAGAATAGTGAAATCAGAAAATATATTACATTATGAAAGTAAAAAAGCTGACAAAGTTATAAAACATTGTAAGAAGTGCAATAACTGTTGGGAAAAATTACTTTTTCAAATTAATGGTGCAGGGGGAAGAATGGAGTCAAAGCATAGAAAGTATGTTTTAACACATCAAGATTTTCCCTCATACGGAAAAACAAAAGAAACCTGCCCAACTTGTTTAGGGCTTACAAGTTACACACAAAGTGTAAAAGGGTTTATTGTAAAAGAAATAATAAAAAGTTAAACGTTTAACTAAATAGGAGAACATATGTTAACAGAAAAACAAAAAGAAAAGTATCTTGAAACAAAACAATTTCAAAAAGATTGTACTAGTTTTAATGATAAAATGAATGAGTTAATAACTAACCATGTTGAAGAACTATCAAATAATAAGTTTGATAAATTTTCAGAAATCATATTGCCAACTTTATTTATACATCATATAAGTAATTATTTTGAGCATAATTTGGTTCATAGCGAAGAATCAGCAAATGCCTTTGTTGGTAGTATAAAAGCAACCATAATGGATAATTGTAATATTCAGCCAGAATTTGACGATTATAAATTAATTGATGATATGGGGGCTGTAGCATGAATGTATTAGAATTGTTTGCAGGTTCTAGGTCTTTTAGCAAAGTTGCTGAAAGCCTAGGACATAAAACATTTACATCTGATATAAATAACTTTGATAAGATTGATTATGTCACAGATATATTAGAGTTTGATGTGGGTAAAGTACCATTTAAACCCGATATAATCCATGCCTCTTGCCCTTGTACGTTCTTTTCTGTAGCTAGTATAGGTAAGCATTGGCACAAAGACAATACCCCTAAAACAGAACAAGCAAAGCTAGGTATAAAAATAGTTCAAAAGACTCTAGATATTATAGATCATTTTAATCCGAAGTATTTTTATATTGAGAATCCTAGAGGTAAACTAAGAAAATTAGATGTTATAAAACCTGTTCCATTTAGAAAAACTGTGACTTACTGCTCTTATAATGACACAAGAATGAAGCCAACAGATTGGTTTACAAATGACTTTGAATGGGTTCCTAGAGGTATGTGTCACAATGGGAATAGAGATTGCCATCATGAACCTGCACCTAGAGGTAGTAGAACAGGTACACAAGGTCTTAAGGGTAATTATGAGCGTAGTAAGATACCTCAAGAGTTATGTTATGAAATACTAGAAAATAAGGAGATATAATGCTAGAAAAAAATAAGGTATTAGCTGAGGTACAAAAACATTCCATTGGGCTAAGTGGAGAACATAAAGATGTTTTTAATTTTGTATATCACTTAATAAATAATATGAATCCCGATTTATTAGAGAGTATATTATTTGATTGGAATAGAGGTAGTGATAATGTATGAAGATATAATTAGTCATATACTAAAAGAAAATCAAAGGTATCACGAAGCACTAGAAGAGATAGCTAGTTGTTCAGAACAAGGTAATCCTATCTACTTAAGAGAGGTAGCTAGGAAAGTATTAAAAAAGGAGACAATATGAGAATGCCAAGAGTATATATTAAGAACTATGTTTTAACTAAATATGAAAAGGAATCTAGTAAGCTTAGAATGTCTGGTGGAAGTTGGACAATTAATGTAGAAAAATTCCCACTTGTAAAATATCATACTATTCGTTATATTACAAGGCAGTATGCCTATGATATAGCTACGGAAGAGGCTCTTTCTAATGGTTTTTATAAAAATCTAGGTGGAGAAAAGAAATTAGTTGTCCCTATAAAGTATTGGAGTAAAAATGCCATATCCATTTGAAGTAAACATAAACCTACCTAAACCTACGGAGGAAAAAGATGTTAAGAATGAACAGAGAAAAAAACGATATTCAAACATCCGTAAAAAAAAATTGTGCAAATTATAATACTGACTTTATATGTTCGGGTATTATGATCGACAAACAACTTAATCAAATTATTGATAGTGAGTACACAGGAAAGGTTTGCAAAATTAAGGAAGGCAAAGAGTGTGCTTATTATAACTATTGTGTAAAAGGAGGAATAAATGACTAATGGATATTTTGGAATATTGCCATTAAATATTAGACACAGCAAAAACCTAAAACCTTTGTCTAAATTATTATATTGTGAAATAACTGCAACTTTAGAAGATGATGGGACTTGCATTAAAAGAAATATTTTTTTTAGTAAAGTGATGGATATAACTAAAGTTTATGTTTCACGATGCCTAAAAGAGTTAAGGGAAAATGGGTTTGTTCATGTGCAAATTGAGTTTGAAAAAGGAACAAATAAATTTATAAAAAGATACATTACCCCTATACCCACAGGTAATGGGGTAAACCCAATCACTAGTCATACCTATATACCTATAGATTATGGGGTAGCTAATGATTCCACAGGAGAAGGTATATCTGCCCCTAGTACCACAGGTAAAACATTATTACATAATAATAGTATAAGTAAACTATATATAGATAAACAGGCAGTTATTACTACAATAAATCCTAATATAAATAATGAGCAATTAATTGCACTAAAGAATGTGGCATCTAATTTTTTACATAAACAGAAAAAAAGATTTCCTCATTTATTTGAAGGAAAGGATGAAACGGATTTACTTAATAAAGCAATCAATACATTATATGATTTAATTAAATTAGATAATGTTAATTATAATGTTGTTTGTGATGTTTTAGATTTTACATTGGGAGATAAATTCTGGCACTCTCAAGTCACATCATTACATACATTGAGACATAAGGCAAATAATGGAAATATAAAGTTCCATAATATATTAACATCATACAATCAACAGGGAGGTTAAATATGACATTTGAGGAGAACGGCATATTTGTTAGAGGTACATCACGGCAAGAAAAAACTACTTGCCCTAAGTGTTCTCATGTTAGAAAAAATAAATCAGATACTTGCTTATCTGTAAATATTGATGAAGGAGTATGGCATTGTCATCATTGTGGATGGAAGGGATCACTAAATAAAAAAGTTAAACATTTAACTATTTCACCAATAGAAAAACCAAAGCCACCAAAGACAGAATTACCCGAAGAAGTATATCAATGGTTTGAAGATAGGTGTATAACTAGAGCAGTTGTGGATTCAGAGAAAATAGGTTTTGATAATAGGTGGATTCATTTTCCCTTTTATAAGGAAGGTGAAGTTGTAAATATAAAATCAAGGACAGCAGATAAAAAGTTTAAGCAATCTAAAAATGCAGAGAAATGTTTTTATAGATTTGATGCAATGAAAGGCATGGAAACTATTATAATAACTGAAGGAGAAATGGATGCATTAGCATTGGTGCAGTCTGGATTTATGAATGTTATATCTGTTCCAGACGGAGCCCCTGCTAGTGGTTCAAATCCTACTGATAAGAAGTTTAGTTACTTACTTTCGGCTGAAGAACATTTAATGAATGCTGAGACTGTTATATTATGCACAGATTCAGATAGTGCAGGTAAATTCTTGAGAGATGAATTATCTAGGCGAATAGGTAGAGAAAAATGCTTTAGAGTTACATATCCCGATGGATGTAAAGATATGAATGAAGTACTTATAAAGCACGGAGAAGATGAAGTTCAGAATATAGTAAGTAACTCACATCCTTATCCGATTGATGGGGTTATAATGGTTCAAGACATTGAAGATGATGCTATTGATTTATTGTTAAAACCTCAACACAAGGGCTTATCTACAGGATGGAGTGCTGTCGATCCACATTATTTAGTTAGTCCATCTGAGGTTACAATTATAACAGGTGTACCTAATATGGGTAAGTCAGAATGGATGGATGCCTTAATGATTAATATGGTTCAATCATATGGTTGGAAGTTTGGTTTATTCTCTGCTGAGAATTTCCCAGTTGAGCATCACTTATTGAAACTGGTAGGTAAATTTGCAGGTAAACCATTTTGGGGAGATAATAAATTAGACGAGGCGACAGCTAGAAGTTCAATGCAGATACTTAATGACCACATAAAGTTTATAGGTACTCAAGAAGATTCTGTTACTATAGAATCCATAATGGAACAAGCCAAGATATTAAATTATAGGTTTGGATTAAATGGCTTAATTGTTGATCCGTGGAATACTTTGGAACATAAATTTGGAGATGGCGAGAACGAGACTTTATATATATCTAGGGTATTGTCTCAGTTAAGTGCATTTGCTAAAATCAATGAGATGCATATATGGTTAGTTGCTCATCCTAGAAAAATGGAAAACGATGTTAATAGAAAACCTGTAGTACCAACACCTTACGATATAAGTGGTTCTGCCAATTGGTTTAATAAGTGTGATAATGCTATTACAGTCCATAGGCATAAGTCAGAAGAGGATGACTATGCAGGTATTCATGTACATAAGATTAGATTTCAATATAAGAATGGAAAGCCAAATCAAGGTAATCCTGCTAAATTAAAATACAATTTGACTGATGGGAGGTATTCTGAGTATTTTGAAGAAGAACGATTTAAACAAGATCTTTTTGGATAAGACAGAAATAATAACTAATGATAAGTTTAGAGGTCAAGATAAATCAAGACCTTTGAGACATATGAGAAAAAGATTATATGAAGAATTTGACTCAATATGGGTTAAATATAATAACAATAAAGCCACCTATGACCAATGGAGTAAGGCATTAGATAAGTGGTTAAACTCGGAGTTAATATGAAAGTAAAAAGGTATATAGTTACACCTGATAAACATTTTCCAATGGCAGATATGAAAGCCATAAGTGTTGTGTGTCAAGCTATAGAAATTATAAAACCAGATGGCTACATAGATTTAGGAGATACAGGCGAGTGGAGTTCAGTGAGTCATTGGCAGTGGAAAAAAAAGAAAAGACCACCGCTAGAATATCAGTTACCTTTCGTTACTCAAGAAATAGCTGAAGTTAATAAGGGTATGGATATAATTGACGAGTCCTTAGACAAAGCTAATGTAAAAGAAAGGCATTTTATTGAAGGTAACCATGAGGATTGGCTTAATAGATTTGTCGAAGAAAACCCCTACCTAGCTAAGGATTTCTTAGTAAAGAATGCATTGCAGTTAAAAGAGCGTGGTTATAAATATCACAGATTAGGTAAGATGCTAAAGATTGGTAAGCTTAACTTTTATCATGGTCATCATTTTGCAGGTATGCAACACACTAGAAATCACCTACTTAGAATGGGTGGTAATGTAATGTATGGACATCACCATGATATTCAGCAGTCGTCAGTTACTCATATAGATGGTGTAAAGTCAGCTTGGAGTATAGGTTGCTTAAAAGATATGAGTGCAGAGGCTAATGAATGGTTAGGTAATAGGCAACATAATTGGCAACACGCTTTTGCTATTGTAGATTTTTACCACTCTGGATTTTTTACAGTTCATATGGTACAGATAGTAGATGGTAAAACATCTCTATGGGGTGAGTTAATTAAGGGTTGATTGGCATAGATATAAAGGAGTAATATCAGATATGAAAACAAACGATATATATTGGGCTACAATAGCATGGGATGGTTTTGATGACCAAACTCAAGGCGAAAGAACTATAACTAGGTTTACAATGTCAGACTTAGTAGAAGGAGTTCAAGAGCATTTGATAGAGTTTGAGTCTAGACATCCCTATATAGAGTGTGCAAGTATAGTGGTTAAAGATACAAACAAAGATGAAGTAGTCACAGAAAGAGACTTAACAGAAACAGTAAAAACAATAGTACAAATAAAGGAGAGTAAAAATAATGGATCAAAATAAAGATACGTTTAAATTAAACCCAACCAACCCAAATGTAGTAGAGTTACTATACCCACAGCCTAAAGAAGGGACTAATTCTTATGGTAATTGGTATCTGTATGGTGTTAGGAAAGATGGCATAGAAACAGGTTTCTTTGCTACAGATGCACTACATAAGAAATTATCTGTTTATGGGCAGGGTGCTAAGGTTAGTATTACTAAAGAAGAGTATGCTCCTGGGAAATCAGCTTGGACAGTTCAGCCTTTAGAAGGAACTCAGCCTCAAGCTGTAGCTCCTGTAGCTACATCTACAACTGTAGATAATAGAACTCACGACATACATAAGCAGGTATGCTTGAAGTTAGCTGTTGAGTTATTTGGTGTTAAGAAAGGTGATATGTTAAGCGATACTGATATGGTTACAATAGATACGAATATGCAAACATTACTTTCCATTTTAGAGTCTGAAGAAAAAGTTAAACATTTAACTAATTCTGATGCTCCACAAGATGGGATGCCTTTTTAGTTATCTGTGAAAAGATCATTATCAAAAAAGTTAGATAAAGCATGGGCAGACAAGGTAAAAGAATATGGGATGTGTGAACACTGTAGTAAGACGAAGCCTCTCAACGCACACCACTTTTACTCAAGGTCTATTAGGTCTGTCCGTTGGGATGTTGATAATGGTTTTTGTCTCTGCGTTGGATGTCATGTGTTCTCCTCCAATTTCTCTGCTCATAAAACTCCTGCCGAGTTTGTAGAATGGGCAATAGAAAAGCGTGGCATCCAATGGTACGAGACTGTTAAAGAACGTAAGAATAAAGTAGTGAAGTTCTTAGATAGTGATTATGAGGAGATTATCACTAGGCTAAGGCAAACAGAATTTGATTTTTAGGAGGATTAAATGAGCTTAACAAATATTAAAAATAAAGTTACTAGCATCTGGAGTTATACAGAGATGGAAATGTCTGATTACTCTAAAGCAGGGTTAAAAAAACATATAGAAAAGATTAGTGAAATAGTAGATGATGTTATCAGAGACATAGAAGAATTAAAATCTTGTACAATTTGTAGCTATGAAGTATGTGATGAGTGTGTAGATGAAATGGCTAAACAATATGACGAGTAATTATTGCCCCTTAACTTAAATAATAAACAGTGGTTTGAATAAGACTGTTTGACTAAAGTGAATTGGCGTTCATGGGGCAAAATATTAAAATAAAAAAGGAGATAAAATGGTAGAACTAATGTTAGCATTTGTACTAGTCTTGGTAGTTTACAATAGTAAGCTATGGCAAGAAGGAATGTGGGAAACAACTAAATCTAAATGGGTATACTGGAGGAGTAAATGAGTTATAAGCTAAGGGGTACTGGTAACTATAAGGTTAATATTCCCAATGATATTATTACAGAGTTAGGTTGGAACATAAATGATGATGTTTATGCAATAATAGCAGAAGAATATTTTGGTAAGAATAATGAGTTTACTCATAATACTATCAGTATTGAAAGAGTAGAGGACTATAATAAGTACATGGAAGAAGAAGAATGAAAGTACCTGATTTTATGAAATGGGCAGAGTCTATGCAAAAGGAAGAGAATAGACTTATGCTCGTTAAAGGCGAAGAGTATACTGTTTCTGATGAGGATAAGTTCAAAAATTTCAAGAGTATTGCAGATCGAATGAACTTAGAGACTCAGCATATTGCCTTAATATACTTACTAAAGCATATGGATTCTATTAGAAACTATGTGCTTAATGGTAAGGAAGTATCAGAAGAACCAATAATCGGCAGGATTCAAGATGCAAGAAACTATTTATTGTTGCTAGGTGGAATAATTGTCGAAGAACAAAACAAGAAAGATTGACTCTATTCAATGGGTTATCGATGCTCTCGATAGCCCTATTATAGAAAAAAGAACTAGAGAGAATCATAAAACAGATGAGATTAGAGCTGATGAATCATTATTCTGGTGTCCTAAATGCCAGAAGAAGTGGAATATATTTGAGGGTAAAATGTGGAGTAGCCCCGATGCTAAACTATGGGATGAGAAGATATGTCTAGATTGCGATTCCCCTGCAAGATAGAGAATGGTAAATTAACCCTCCTAAACAGGGCAGAGTTTGATAATGCTGTAGCTAACCTTTCAGGCGAGTATTATCTAGAACTCAATGAAACAGGAGTTCGCTCTGCCCAACAGAATAATTATTATTGGAAGATTGTTAATATAATAGCAGAAGATTTAGGATATACAGATCAAGAAATGCATTCAACAATAAAAACCCACTTTGATGTTGACAGCACTAAAACATTATCTACAAAAGAGTTTGCTAAGTTTATAGAGCGTATAATAAGATGGTCTGCCTTAGACCTTAATATTGTTATACCTGACACTAAAACTCTTCTTCAATCTTCATAGATACATCAAATACATCAGGTGCTACCTGAGTCATAGATAAACTGTTTTGAGCAAATCTAGCAAATAAGTAATCAGCTTCACTATGTGGTAAAGATGCTGAACCATCTTGTGTAAATATAAATGGAATATGGCTACCATTTGTTTTATTCCACATATCTTCAACTATAGCACTATCCGAGTTTTGAAATTCATTATAGTTGTCAGGCATTAAATCAGTAGAGCTAATATAACTAAATTTCATATCGTAAGACACTCTACCTCCATAAGCACCAAATGAATTAAAGTATGTATGAAATGGGCTTTTATTATCATCTACAATATTTTTTCTTCCATGATTTGTCATAGTAGCATATTTTTGTCCACCTAACGACTCTTGTATATTTACCCCATCAAATGAAATCGATCTCTTTACTGATAAATCTGGGCTTTGAGGCATATCATAAAATTGCCCTAAAAGTATAGAACCAATTCTTAGATTATGGTCAGTACTAAAAGTCCCATTATCTTGAGCAACACTTCCACCTGTTAAGCCATTTGTGCCTTCAAATTGTATTCCAAAATACCTGTCATCATCTCCATGTTGTGGCATAGTGAATATTGTATGTCCCTTACCCCAAGAGTGATCACTTGCATCAACCATAAACGCTTTATTATTAATTATAGCCCCTGAGCCTAAAATTTCAGTTAAAACATTACTGCCCTCAGTATTATCAGAACCAGTATGGTCTACAGTTTTTACATCATCAAATGTATTTGAGCTACTTACTCTTATTTTAGCATCTGCTCTTTGACAGTTATGATTTAATATTGCAATAAAATCTACATTAAAAGCATTGGATTTAAAATCAATCCATAAGTTTACATGACCATCTGTATTACCTGTTGTATTGAACTCTACTTGATTTAAAGGTTTCATATCATAAAGTTCAGCAACATTATTACCTGTTACTACATCTATTTGCTCACCTGTACTATTTGAAGTTTCTATTCCGTAGTGTCCCCCAGCAGAGTCCCTACTACTCATAAAGTTAATGTAATCTATATAAAACCTTGGGGTTCTGATATTCATATTTGCCATTTTAAATTGCTCCTATTTCTCTAGCTGTAAATTTTAATACTCCAACTGTTCTTGTTATTGAAGTTATCATAAAAATCATATTAGTGAATGATTTATTAAATGCTTTTTTTGGGTACATATCACTAAACTGAACTATCTCACCTAGGTTAATATCAAAATATTTAGGGTTAATAATTTGAGATGATGCGTTTAATCTAATTTCTCCATCAATTTTATTATAGTAGCTATAAAAATCATCATTTGGAGTTGATGACGGAGATGCAGGTATTTCTGGAGCAACATAAGCATCTAGTTTAATATCTTTTTTATTTTCTTTTGAATTAATTACATACTCAGCTTTAGATGTTGTATTAAAACAGTTTTTTAAAACAGCGTAGTTGCTTTTTGAAGGATCTGGGTGTTTTTTATAGCTAATATTCTTTTTTGTAGCAATAGAGCTAAAAGTATCGGGGTTAATTTGAATATCTTTTAAATCATATTTAGATAGCGTTATGTTCACATCTGAAGATGAGTAACTATCTTTAATAAAAATATACTCAGGTTCATTTAAATTACCTCTTCTGAATCTAAATATAAAACCACCTTCATATTGTAGTTTTTCTAATGATTTACTCAAGCTTACTGGGTTTAATTCCCAGTATCTTATTTTCCAGTCTTTTAAATGATCTAACTTGTTATCGTTACTTCCATTTCCCCAACCTATAATATCAGTAGCAGGGTTAGTTTGTACATCTAAACCTGCATACCTACTCATTAAATCTAAATGTGCTTCATGGATTTCGGTAATATTATTTCCAGCTAACCCTGTAATAGTATGGGTTAATCCGTTCCCACCACAATAAAAATAAGTTAAATCTTCTAACTTTTTCCCATCATCTACATTAAAATCAAACCTTACTTCATATAGTAATTGTATATCATATATATTAAGCTGATGGTCTTCATGTGTGTTTCCGCTTTGAGTAGAAGGATCAAATTTTAAAAGCAATTCGTCAGGGCAAACACAGCCATCTATACTATTTAGCGTTGCATTATCAGGGGATGAATCAAAAAGGATAGTGTGATTACTAATAGATGTACTAGATATAATTTTTTCAAGAGGACTATCTCTTAAGTCATCCGCACTTGGATCATACTCATTACTAAAAGCATCTATAAAATATCTTTGATGTTCTCCAGCCCCATCATCTAGAAAGACTCTGTATTGAACTTTAAATCCCTTAATTAATGTTATTTCAAATTTTCTAGATGGAGTCTTTACTACTAAGTATCTATTGTCACTAGTGTTATTTATATCTGCAAATCCAAATACACTCGTATTAGCACCCCCATTAAACGAATTATATGTAAAAGTATTTAATGAGTCTGTAAAATATGTTACTGTACCACCCTCGGTTGCTTCATGTGTTGAATTTTGTGGTCTTATATAGCCATTAGCCCTATGTGATGTTGGTGAATTAAAAATATTAACACCGCCTTCTATTGCTGTTGCTGGATGATTGTGGCTTCCGTCATTCACAGCACAAAACCAATTAAACCCAGCATAATAATGTAAGTGACTATTAGAGTTAGCAGAATACGATCTAGGGACTACACAGCTATACTGCTTCCTGTTAGCAGAAAGAACAGGAACAGGATAAACACCCATGTAAGAAGCATCTCCCCCAAATACTCCATGTTCATAATCACCATAAGCAGTTGGTGCATATATACCTTGCTGAGAATGTCTTTCTTGTGGAAATGTTATATCGTCCCAAGGATTAAAAGAGTTTAATGCTAAAGATAATGAGTCACCATTAGTAGAAACATCGGCTAACCTAAAACATCCAATAAGTAATGGGGCATCATTTTGTAATTTAGTATAAACTTTAACATCATAATTTAAATATACACCATTGCCAAAAAGTTCTTCTGATATTGGACTTCCTTTGTATGTAAAGTCAGGTATACTAACACTTATATTAGATTTTTTTGATTTAGAAGAGGATAAATCTATTGACTCCCTAATAGATGGTTTATTTTTAATCACCCCATAATAAAAATTGTCATTATAAGATGTATCATCTAATGATAAATGTAAGTTTGAACCTGCATATGTAGCTCCTCTAACTTTACCATGTTGAGAATTAATTAAATCCGTAGCTGTAATGCTACCATTAAATTTATAGTAAGCTACTATATCGTCTGGTCTTACTTCATTAAAGTTTATATAGTTACCACTATTGTATAAAGAATTAACATTAGTTTGATTTAAAAAAACATTATAAACCGCTAGGCTTCTCATTTTAAATCTGCCATATGCATCACTTCCAATCGTTTCTTTCCCGATATAAGCAACCCCATTAGGGCTATAAATTGGAGCATTCTCATCTGAAGTACCACTATTAGTGACATTTCCACTAGCATCCCCATTAATATAAATTTTACAATTAGAATTTCTAAGTGCATCACTAGACTCAAAATTAGTTGCAATGACTACAAAATACCATTTATTTACCTCAAGGGTAGTCCCGCTAATCATAGTTTCCCTATTACTTGATCCCGCCCCACCTGTATCTCCCCAAGTAATTGCTATTTTATTATCAGAGCCCTTAGCAATCATAACCCCTGAGTAGTTTGAATCTTGAGAATTATTATAAAATATATCTTCTTGTGCCCCTAAAACTGGAAAGTTAATCCAAAAGGCTATTGAACCATTACCCGCTACACTAATGGGAGAAGTACTTGTTGTCCCTCCTAAATCAACATAGTCATTAACTCCATCAAAATCAAGGTATGAATCTTGATTGTAAAAATCAAATAACCAATTTTCTTTAGATGAAGAGCTGTAAGCCATTATGCTAGTCCTTGTTTGACTGTATTATTTATTTCTGGTATCAAAGTATCTCTAACAAATTCTTCATTACCTACCATATTGCCTTGTATATTAATAGTGACACCAGAACTACCTGTCTGATTCATCTGTGCTAATTGCTCTAGCCCAATAGATTCTACGGCATTTCTATTCATTACAAACTCACCTTGCTCTGCTTCTATAACAGTACCACCTTGAGAGTGCCTTCTACCCCCTATTAAACCACCTTGTTCAAATTTTTGCATAGAGTCTACCTGCTGATCAAACGCTTTAGTAGCTATCCCAGCCGATATTGCATTAGCCCCACTAGTTGCTAATGATTTAACTTTTGCCGCTCCCGAATAAGAAGCAAATATTCTTGCTCCACTAACCATAGCATCTTTTTCAGTTGCTTTGTCACTAGCTTTTCTAATAGTTTTTTCTATTAAAAATGCTTTTACTTGCTCTTTAATTAGGTCTGCAAGAAATCTAATTAATGACTCTTTAAATGCATTTTCCATAGCTTGTTTTGTTTGGAGATGGTTCATATCTTTATCCATCATCCCCTGAATAAAAGCATCGTAAGAGCTTAGAGATGCGTTATATAAAGCACTATCTTCTTCTAGCTTTGATGTAGCTAACTCTCTTTTTTTATTTCTTTCAAACTCATCAATAGCTAATCTTGCTTCAGCTCCTTCAAATAACTGCTTATATCTAGCTGTTTGAAGTTCTAATTCTTGAAATTGAAAAGATAGGCTATCCTCTAGGACTGTTGCCCTAGCTTCTTTTTGATCATCGTAGAATTTTTTCTCAGCTTTTAATAAATCATCATTTATTTTTTTCTTATCACGAGCTTGTTGTTTATCTGCTTCTAACTTTTCTTTTTCTGCCTCTTTTAATTCTTCAACTCTTTTCTTTATAACAATTAATGATTCTACTTTTTTACGATTATCTTCAACAAATTCAAAGCCATGTTTAATATATTGTTGCTGTATTTCATCTAAGTCAAGAAGTTCAGCTTCTTGCAATAATAATGAAGTTATTTCATTGTCAATAGATTTTTTTCTATTTTCTGAAAGCTGTCGTAATTTTTCAATATTATCAATTTGTGACTTTGTTAATTTATTAGTTATTTTTTGAGATTCATTAAAACTGTCTGAATCAGAAGTAACTGTTTCAAAAGCTCCTGCCATCTCTAATAATTTTTCAATAAAAACACCTGCAACTACTACTATAGCCCCAAGACCTGTTTTAGTTAAACTTGCTGAAAATCCCTTATTAGCTATAGTAGAGGCTATAACTACTGCTCTATAACCTACAAATACAGTTGCCATGCTAGATATAATCAATGAATATCTTTTAACTTTTGCTTCGTCAAAAGTATCAGCATATTCTTGCATTTTTTCTGCTGAGAATATAACAGCAGGTGCTAGTACTTGTCCTAATTTTTCTGCAACATCTCCTGTTGAATTGCTCATTTGATCTAAAGCAAAATTTAAAGTACCAACTTTTTCAATATGTAGTTTAAAACCTTCTGTAACCTTTTCACTAATAAGGGCTAATTTTTCAGATTCTGATTTAGTATTTTTTAATTCAGGAATATATCTTTGCAACATTTCCGTATTGCCACTAGTCGCATTAGCTAACATTCTTGTAGATTGTTTAAGGTCTATGCCATATGCTTCCGATAAGCCTATCGATGCTTTAGTTACTTTAAATAAGTTTTTTTCTTGTATTCCTAAAGTAGAGGCAAATCTCATTACTACTAATAGTGCTTCATCTCCATGTGTAGTAATTCTTTGAAGTTCAGAGGCTTGTTCTAGTAATTTTTGATTAGTATGTCCTAATTGAGTAGATAAATCTTTTTCAGCATCTTCCTGTACTCCAAATTGCCTAGCTAGTCTGCCTATTGTAGAGCCAACTAATGTACCTGCAAAACTCATGAGTAGTAATTTAGATCTTAGTACCGCAAAAGAACCTCCAAGCAATCTATTACCACCAATTAACCCAAAGATACCGCCCTGCTGTTCTTTCATTGTCGTGATATGTCTTTTAGTTAATATATTTAATTTAGCTAATGCTAATCTATTTCCTTTAATTGCGTCAGTGTGTACTTTATTAGACACACCAGCTTTTTTAAAATCACTACCTAAAGCCTTTAATGATCTTCTAAGTTTTGCTATTTGCTGATTTCTTTTACCCTGAGCTTCAGCGTGTTTTTGATAATCTTTAACATGACTATCATTCATTTTTGTTACTTTTTTACCAACATTTACTAAGCTTTGTTGAGTCTGCGTTAACTGTCTTTGAATAGAGTCTAGCTTTTTAAGTGTATCTACTAACTCTTTGCCTTCCGCTTTAAATTTAATTTTTACTATATTATCTGCCATTGTTGACTGCCTCTGATTTTTTACGATCTATTATATTTTTTATTAAGAAACTTTTTTCTATCCACTTATTTGGATGACTGCCATATGAACCACTGTAAGGCAAGACACCAAAATTACTTGAATATAGATACCTAGATATATCTTTCTGAGCTTGTTTGTCTAATAAGACATTCGGGCAAGTAAAAAAGGGTAGTTGTTTTACTACGGACTCAGCCACATTAAAACTTCTACCCTCTTTGTTTCTTTCTTTTACTTCTTCTATTAATAGAGCAATTACGTTATTAACATCACTTTTAGATGAGAATGTTCGTGTTTCATATTTCCCCTCGATTACGATAGGAATACGAGCTTTATATGGGTATGTATGATACATACATCCCTCACATTGGTCTACTACTTGAAGATTGTACTCTAGTGTGAGGGCTTCTATTCCCCCAAGCGTTGATAGTCCTGTATAGCAACTGATAGCTCATTTTTTTCATCGTCTGTTAAAGATTTAATGAATTTATCATCTGCATTATCAACACCCCTGCGAATCCATGCAGTCCTAGCTTTAGCTAAGTGTTTTATTGCTATCAAGTTATCTCCATCGTATTTCATTTCAGGTATATCGTTGCAAAAATCCATATCATCTACTGACATTTCTTTCATTTTTACTTCTTTGCCTGTAGTTAATTTAATGTCTTTCATGCTTATGCCATGTCAAATGTAATAATACTAGCTGAACCATCACTTGTACCTTGTAGTTCAACATCTAGCATCATAGCATCACCTTCATTAAAAGCAACTTCTGTTAAAAATCCATTTGGAATAGTTACAGAGGTGTGTGTAGCCGTAGTTTGAGGCATTGTAAATAAATTACCATCAGTAATAGCAGTTTGCTGATTTAAATTGTGATACAATACTTTTGACACTTCATCATATTTTACTGTAGCATTAGCGATTACTGTAAACTCTGAACCTCTTGCAAATGAGTGGTAACCATTAGAAGAAAAACCTGTATATATTGCAGGGCTTTCTATTGTCACTCCAAAAGAATTTACTACTGGAGTTATTGCTCCAACTTTTATATTAGAGGAATTTAATGTACTCATAGTTCTTAATGTAGAGCCAAAAGCACTTCCAGACTCTGTTGCTACATTGTTTGTAATTGGTTTTTGACCACTAGATATAGTTGCTTCAAATTTATAAAGACCGCCATCTGCTGTCATATCTGCATTTAATGAGAATGATGTACATAAGCAACCACCTAAAACAGTATTAAATCCACCTGTTGTATCAGGAGATGCTAAAACCAAAGTAAATGTTTTATTTGACTCAGTTTGTCCGTAAGCACCACTTACTCCAGTTGGACTAGCTACCATAGCAACATCAGCTAATGTTGCGTTTAAATCCATACCAGTTACACTTTGCATTAACATAGCTGTTCCACTATCTTGCCTAAATGTTCCTGCTAAACTTACTTCAATAGCCCTCATTGTATTATCTTGAAAAAAATCTTCATCATGCAGAACTCTACCGCCCCTTGATCTTACAGCCGTAACTTGATTAGGGCTAAGACTTGGGAAAGCAACGGAATCTACATCTAGTTGTAATAAAGAACCAGTTATGACTGGTGCATCTAAACTTGCATTACCAGTAACTGTTTCCTCTATTATCCATGCTTTAAAATCTCTGGGTGAAAAAACTTCGTTTGCCATTAGTTATCTCCTTTTTTTTCTTTTTTAATTTCTATTTTATCTTTAATTGCATTAGGTATTGTACTTAACTCAATACTTTTACCTTGGTTAAGTGCTACCCAATCTTTATAAACTAAATTACAATAGTTGTTATTAGAAGATAGCTTTTCATCTTTTTTTAACTTTACTTTCATATCGTATTCCTTATTACTTTATGATATGTTGCCTAAAAACTTACCTCTCCATTCCCACCTCATAACATTTAAACCATCTATTAACTCTTCATCTTCTTCTAGCTCATTAATACGACAGCTCAACAGTCTACCATCAAAGTAGGTGTTATGTTCATTTTGAAAGAACAGAGCTTCTATGTGTGATACTTGACGAAATATATGTTCCCAAGTATCCTTTTTGATTGTTTTTTCTTTAAAAGTATATGATACATCTAATATATACTCTCTCATTTCTGCTGTAGACATACGCTCAATCAAATCCGTGCCTACAGGATTAAGTCTTATAGACTGGTTTCCCATGTCTTTGAATGCCCCTGTGTAAATAGGGATATTACCCGCAAATTCCGCATTAAGAAAAGAACGAATAGTATCTAATATTTTGTCATCCCATATATTGACAAAAGAAATCATCTACGAGTCATCCGTATTGAGTAAGGCATTCCTGTATCATCTACAGATTCATTCTTACCAAAAAACTCTACTTCCCATTTATCATTTAAAGTTGCTGTATCCGCTGTATCTCCTGAAAATCGCACTGTTACTCCATATGTAAGTTCTTGATATTGCCCATTAATTATCTCTGTATAATCAGCAGTGACACCATTATTCATTCTCTCAGCACCTAGGTTGTTAGAATCTCTTTTCCATACTGAGTATTTAGCAGTTCCTAAAGCTCCTGCCGTTGTAATTTTTACTCCCACCCTGTCGTATATGCCAGTATAATGCCCCCTAGTGTCTACTAAGTTTACATTACCACTTACTGCTACTTGTCTGATAACCCCTTTACTAGAGTCTCCTGTAACTTGCCAAGATAGTTTTGTTGAACCATCATTTAATGATGCAATGTTTCTATCGGCTTCTTCAAATAAAGCATTTGCTATTTCAGATGTGGGATCACTTGCTCTAATAAGAAAAGAAGATGCTATTAAAGCTGTCGTCCTTACTATTATATAGTCATAATTACCATCTTTATCCTTGAATTGTTTACGAGGTAATCTTCCATCTATCCTAGAATCAAGATATTTTTCAGCATTTGATAGGTATCTTGCAGTTAGTGCTGACCAGTCCTCTCCTGACTCCATCAATATATCATTAGGATTAACGGCACTATTAAAATAATAAACAGCATCTAAAGATGAATCATAAAACCACTTGCCATTAGAATTTACTGCCCCACTACTAGATTCAGCAGAACCTAAGTCTTGCCCACTTGCAAATAACTGAGTAACTAAACCACTATTATTTGCTCTATATAAGTTAGTACTTTCAACTACCCATCCGTATAGTGCTTCTTTGCTGTCAAACTCATCTATTGAGGGAAATACATCTTTTAAATCTCTATTTGTACAATATGCCATAGTGCCTCTATATTACTATTTGATACTCTTTAATGCAATGCAAAAAGTTAAACATTTAACTTTTTAATTCCATATGAACTAAGTCATCAAAGTTGTTATCTTTAGTTTGCCCATCAGAATCCCAATCACACCCAACTCTAATTGGTATCTTCATTACATGAGCAATCCCTCTTATCATTCCACACATATAATGAAATGTGTCTCTATCATCCCAGTCAATAGGGTAAGGGGCAAGGTCTACTGCCCTACCATCAATATGCTTAGAATATTTCGTCTTACTAGCACCTTTAGCAACTAACTCATCTTGTCTTTCCTGTGACCTTACCCCTTCAATAATAGTAACATCCATTATCTTAATAAGTTCATTTAGAATAAACCTTAACTCAGGCTCAATGCCCTCAAGTCTTTTTCTTGACCTTTTACCAAACTTATACACTATTTTTTCTTTTTCTTTTTAGTTAGTTTTTTCTTTTTTTTAGGTGGTCTACCTTTTTTACTTCCGTATGATCCCTTTCCGTAAGGCATTATTTTCTTCCTTTCTTTTTAATTTTCTTTATCTTTCCATTTTTAGTTCTTGCGAACTTATGTGTTTTAGTCTCCCTGATTAAAGTACCAGAGTACCTTTTACCTCCAAAAGACCAACTTACTTTTTTAGCCATTACCACTTCACCTTGTTTGCCCAATAAGCTCCAGACATCTTACCTCTAGCTATATTCTTTCTATGCCTTGCTTTAAATGATTTACGTTTTGCCTTCATTCTTGCTGACTCCCCTGCTTTAGGTTTACCTGCTGTACTAGCACCTTTTTGACCAAAGCGTATTAGTTTTACCTTACTACCTACTTTAGCTAGAACTACATGAGATTTAGTTTTATGACCTCTTGTTCTTTTGGGTTTGTTGTAACCACTAAGCCCAAATCTAGCTAACCTAGGATCTCTTTTACTTTTTCTAGGCATTACTTCCCTTTAAATAAACCTTCAATAACATCAGCAACTAGGTCAACACATTTTTCAAAAAAAATCTGTTCTTTATCTTCACTGACAAAAGGTATGTCAATTTTTGCATTTATTTTACTAGCAAGTTCATCTTGAAATTCTTCTGACTGCACCCATTCTACTGCTTTATTTTTAAACTGGTCTGCTTGAGATTCTGCTACTGATAGCATTATTGATTTAAAATTCATATTATTTTCCTGTATTTTTTATTTTTATTAATAAGTAAATTATTGTAAGAAATGCCACTATGCACTGCAAGGTTAGACTAACGCTTGTTAATGATAATCCATAATTACTAATACTTGCTATTGCTACTTTTGTACTATCCATTAGTGCTTTCCATTTACCCTAGATAAACTGCCTTTGATTTCAGAGACTTGATTATCTAAATCATTTATTTCTTTATTAAGTGCATCAAATTTTCTATCAAGCTTGTCATCTGATTGATTCCATCTTCCAATAAGCTTAATAACCATGCCTTCCATATTTTCAAGTGTTTCACTTTGCCCCTTATTTTCTATTTTTAAATTCTGAAGTGATTCTGCTTGTTCGTTTCCTCTTTTGTTCATTGAATAAACCATAAACATGAACATAGCCCCTACGACACCTATCATACCCGCTTCTGAATAAATTGCTAAAAAATCCACTACTATCGTACCCTCCGCAGTTCTCTGTTAATAAAATAGTTATGATTAAAGTCATCCTCTGTTAAGACTACTTTCTTTTTTTCTTTTTCTTTCCCCAAGATAAGGGATTTAAGTTTAGCTCTGTTTGATACCATTCTAGTTGTTCTTGCATATGTGTTATTTTAACTTCTTCTTCTTCTATATGTTTATTGACAAGCTCTTCAATTCTGGTATCAGATAGTTGAACTCTACGCTCAAGTTCTTTAATTCTATTCTCAATACGTAAGTAGCCAAGCACAATAATAGCAACTCCCACAATAATTTGCCCAAGCCACTTAATGTTAAGACTAACACGAAAGTTATCATCAATCTTTGCCACCCCATATGATCTGTACGTTTTCTCATCACTCATGGCTTATAATATTTATGAAAGTCTTCTGGGTTTTCTTCATCTACAACTACAAAGATAGGAGACACAATAGCATTTCCTGTCCCAGAGCCACCTACGATAGCATATAAATATCTACCTTCTTGATAAGGTGACTTAATTGTATCATTATCAAACAAATGTAGAAAGCTAGTATCACTAAACACAGGTACATAAACACCATCGAGTATTTCATCTGTTTCTATTCTACGATTGCCATTGTAATCAATAACTTCACCTACACTAACTGTCCTATGTGGCTGAGATGGGAATTTACCCATACCATTAACTTCTATTTGTTGATTATACCACATCTGAGATGCTTTAACAATTTTTTCAAGATTAGCTTTAGTTTGTTTAGCTTTAGCACCTTCACCAATTCTACTAAAAGCAGGAGCGGAAGTAGTTGCAAGAGTAGCCATGATAGCCATAGTAACTGCAAACTCAGCAAGTGAATTACCCTTATTATTCACCAGACCATTCATCCTTTTTCATTTCACCTAAACACTCACTGTGAGATAAAGCAGTAATGCCACTAACTCCTTTAACTTGGTCTAGAGTTCCATCAGCGATGGATAACTCATATTTAACAAGAACCTTTGTATTGTCTTTATTCCATCTTGGTGCGCCTAATTTGCCTTGCTTAAATGCACACTCTTGCCAACTTGGGTTTTGTAATGTGGTTTTATCTACTACAGATTCTGTATACGTATACTCTTCATCTTTTTTAGGCACAGAATGAGGCTCTGACATGAGCTTTTCAAGTAGTTCTGCTTTGGTGTCGCTTGATGAATAATCTACATCACAATCATCCATATAAACCTTTATTTCATCCTTCGTGTTATCTTCACTTGGATAATAATCATATTTGTCTACAGATCGTGTAGCAGTCTTTTCTACATCTTTATAAGTGTACTCATTCCAAGACAATTTATCCGCAGTTTTGAGTTTGCTTGGTAGCTTACCCTCATATACTGCTTTGGTTAATATTAAATATGTATTAGTCATTTTTATGCTTTCCTTTGCCATGCTTATAATTTTTAGCTATTTCTCCAGATGCAACTGTTTCAGTATCTGCAACAGCAGTACCATTTGCTTTAAATCCAGTTAATACTCTGTTATAAATTCTTAATTCATCTATTAAACAAGTTTGTGCTTTTACAGATACATTTTCACTATCTAAATAACCAATATGTAAATCTTTATTACTTTCTGCAATCGCAGTTGTATAATCACCAGATGTACCTTTTACTAAATCAACATATATTGCAATATTATCTGATGACAAACTTCTGTCATAAGTAGCAACTATATGATACCATTTTGTAAAATCACTTATAGTAGTATATGCTTTATTCGCATTGTAGTTATTAATAGCAAATCTTAATTCACTATTTACCATAGCTAAAGACCATCCATTTGACCAAGCACCACCTGTAGCATTTGAAGCTATAACATTATATCCACTTGGATGGTCGTGAAACTTTACCCAACATTCAACTGTTATTGCATCGCTAATAGATGTTGCACTTATTGCTTTTGTATATGGAACTATTAAATGTTCTAATTTTTGAGAAAGTCTTAAAGTATTACTATCATCGTTCCTTAACGAAAATCCTAATCCATCTTTTCCAGAGGTTAATCCCTCACGAATTGTAATTGAGTCTGGTGTGCCTTGTACAGAACCATCGTTGCCTGTGTTAAGTGTAGGATTACCATTTACAGTACCATGATTAGTACCAACTAAATCTTTTATTGCGTTAGCATCTGTACTTGCAGTATTAAGTTTCCAATACCCAATTAAATCTGTACTATAAGCATTTGTTAAATTCCCATTAACTCCTGTAGCATAAATACCAGATGCAGATGATGTTTTATCACCGCTCCAAACCGCAAATTGAGAGATACTACCCGCTTTATTTCCTATAATAAGCGTGTTAGATGTTCCTACAGAAGAGCTACCATTTCCTGAACCCATTGATAAAGCAACTCCATTTGCATATACTTTAGAGCTACCGATAGTGTTATCTATATATACTAATATATGATGCCACGCACCATTGTTATATACTCCAGTAGAGTTACCACTTGCTCCTACATAAACATAATTAGAATCAGCTTGAGTACCGATTCTAAATTGATATGCATAGTCTTGCCAAAACCTTGCTCGATAAGTAGAATCTTGTTTTAGTGCAAATATCCAATTATTAATTCCTGTATTTGTAGTATTCCACCAAAAAGAATATGTCTGTCCTACTGTATTAGACGACAAACTTGCTTGTACAAAATCTCCTGTACCATCAAAATTTAAATAACTCCATCCTCTTCTATCTTGCCATGTAGTTACGCCATCGTTACGCCAGTAGCCTAATAAATTTCCAGACTTGGAGTGTGTAGTAGCATCATATGCGAGACCATCGTTGAATAGTTCTTGTGCTTCTGCTTGAGTAAAATGTCTATTAAAAATTGCAAATTCATCTGCCATTGAATTATCTTGTGAATTTGCATAATTTCCAATTCTTCTTATATTATCAGACATTGTTGTAGTAGTTACAGTAGTGCTATGTACTAAAACTCCATCTCTATATACTTCTTGATTGCCACTTTTAACTGTAAATACATAATGATGAAGTGCTAAATCATTTGGAAATTCAAAATTTGTAAAAGGATTGCCACCATTATCAAAAGGCATATGACAAGTAATTCTATTATTACTTGTGTCTCTAAAATAAGTACCACCACCATCTACTGCAAAAAGTGTAACGAATGAATTTCCAGACTTTATTTTTTGAAACCACATAGATATTGTTATTTCAGTCAATCCTGCGGTTAATCCATCTGGTAAATGTACATAAGTATTAGTAGAAGCATCACTTGGTACTGCCATTTTTTCATTGCTTTTCACCAATGGAATCTGCGGAATGACTGGTTCATTTTGAGCAGTAGTAAAGCCAGTTGAGGATATTCCTACTTCTTTACAAGTAACATTATTTAATGTAAAATTATTAGCACCTCCAGAACCAACTGTTCTAATTTGAATTTGTCCTGTATTTGCAAGAATTTCTTCATCAAAATTAACTGTAGCACCATCAGCAGTATCGCTTGGGAGTACAGTTGTAAAATTAGAACCATAAGAACCAACACTTAAATATCCGTTTAATTCTGTAACTACAACAGTTCCTGTTACCCTATATGTTTTTCCAGCAGTTAATGGATGAGCAGATACGCTTCCATTATTACTACCTTGACTCATACTTTTGTTAGCTGAACCACTAAAATTACAAGTTGCAACACTACTTCCTATGCTCCAAGCATCGTCTGTTGTCCAATATGCTCCTGTTGTACTTGCGTTTGTAGCAGTAGCAAATGCACCATCTTCTATTTCATCTATAGTGCTAAAGAATTTTGTAGAAGCGTGGTTGCCCATCTCTATTTTCTTTAGAGATATGCTACTTATAACACCTACATAATTAACTACTCTTAATTGGAATGAACCGCCATTAGAATCGGGTACAATAATATCATTAAATGAATCACCGATTGTAAAAGCATTAAATCCTGCACTACCTCCTGCCATGCTCATACCACCCGATGTATATGAATCGACAGTAACTACTAATCTATATCTAAAAGATGTACTTGATGTGTCAGCAGTATTATTTATTGTAATATAAAAATCTTGCCCACTTCCATTAATATTCATTTTACCATCATCATAAGTAATATAACTACTTGATGTAATTCCACTTCCTGTGCTTACTGATGCAGTAATTAACTCACTACCCAACTTCTTCTCACTATGGTCATACACAATGCTTTGTGGACTTTC